TACTGTATTTATCCCAACATTTCCACTCATATCAATAGTCATCTTTGCATCAGTAATAGTAGCACTTCCAGTATCGTCAGCAGTATCTACGGCAAAGTGTAGTTTTCCTCTGCCAAAACCACCTGCCGTTGACTCAAAGATAATTGCACCCTTCTGATAAGCCCCAGCGGTTGTAGTCGAAACTCCTCTGAACTTTATAGCAGCGTCATATATTTGGGCGTTTGCGTCTATAAGTAACCCAACATCAGCACCACCAGTTCCTCTTATATGGACAAGTTCCTCTGGGGCGGTATAACCTATTCCAAGATTGCCATCACTCGTTAACCTCATCTTTTCAGAAGCAGTTGCTGATTTGGCTGTTGCAAATACAAGGTCAGCTTGATTAACTATATTTGTAAATATTGAAGTAGCAACAGACCATATAGCACTACAAGGCAGCAGGGAGTCACCTCCGCTTAGTTCATTAGGAGTGTTAAAATTTATTTTTCCTACAATACTTCCAACTTCAATAGTTTTAATAGCGGAAGATAATGTTAAAATGCCAGGACTAACTATGTCTCCTTTTACTTCTAAATTAGATTGCGGAAGTATAGTTCCTATTCCAAGATATCCTGCACTTGTCAGCCTCATCTTCTCTTCCGCTGCCTCTGAAGCTCCAGTTGAAAATACTATATCGCAAGGGTTTGCTGTTGAGGTAAAAGAACCAGAAGCCACAGCACTTATTGAAGCTGCGGTCAATAAAGCATCTCCACCACTAGCTTCAAGTGGAGCAACGAAGTTTATAGTTCCAAGAATGTTTGTAGCGACTACTGTAGGGTCTGATGTAGAAAGAGTGAGTATAGGTCCAGCAGTTGTTGAATATCCTCTAACTTCAAAATCAGATACTGGGGTTGTTGAATTGATACCGACATAACCACCAGATAATATTCTCATTCTTTCATAAACAGTACTGGAGGCATAAGTTCTTAAAACCAAATCACCAGTATTATCTCCACCAGCTCTCACTGCACCAATAGAGGCCAAAACTCCAGTGTTATCACTAACTTCAGTATCTTGCATTCCAAAAACTAATCCACCACCAAAACCATCCACTGCATTCCCTGTTGATTTTGTAACTAAATAATAACTTGAATTAAAAGTATTTGTTGCCGAAACTTCTCTAATAGATCTCAGTGTAGGAAAATTTGTTCCGTAAATATCTAATTTTGAACCTGGTGCTGTAGTTCCAATTCCAATACTCCCATCTGAAAGTATGGTCATTCTTGCAAGTAGATTAGTTCCAATAGTTAAATTTGTAGCACTTCCTGTTCCTATCGCCATATCTCTGGCTGTGCCAGCAGTATTGAATATAAAATCAGTTGTAGCTTGTGCTAAGCCAAATAAAGTACCAGCTGTACTGCCTGTTCCTGCTTGAGAGAAAGTAAAATAGTGTCCTGTTGGGTCTTTAATAAGAAATCTAAATCCTGCCGCCGTTCCAGCATTTACGTTTGTCATCTGCATACCTGATATAGCATTGACATCGTCTTTTATTAAAACTTTAGCTGTTCCACCAGTGCCAAGAGATAAAATAGTATCACCGCCGACATCGAGAGAAGCACCTGGAGCAGATGTGCCTGTCCCTATTCCTATTCTTGCATTAGTAGTATCTATTGAAAGTATATTTGTAGTTCCATCTGCTTTATAGAATCCTATTGCATTTACTGCATCTGCCGATGGATAAATTTTAGGAGTTATTAATCCTACACTAAAAGTAGGTGCGCCATTTAAAATTGTTTGTGGTGTTGTTTGGTTAAGATTTAATTTACCTTCTAATTCATGATAAACATCTGTTTGATTTGAGAGAGTTCCAGTAATTGAACCCCAAGTAGCAGTTATATCTCCTGGTGCTGATAATGGACTTGCTGGAGTTCCTAATCCTGTAAGTGTTGAATCGTGAGAAACAAAAAGAAGACCTTGATCAGCATCATCTTCTCGCATAGTATCTAATATTTTATCATATTTTGGATTCATCATTTTATACTACTGATATAGTAGTTGTAGTTCCTACTACAGTAATTATTTTAGTTGCGACCGTTACTCCTGCACGTTTATAAGTTATAACTGTTGTAGCTGGAGATAATGCTTCATCTATAATTTGAGTATCAAACATTGGTATAGCAAATCCATCAACTGTAACTGGCATAGGATTATCTTCTCCTATTGCAGTAGTTCCTACTCGTATTGCAACTGTACTAGGTGCTGTAAATTCTCCTCCAAAATCTGTTATTTGTTTTCCATTTTTACCCATAACAATAATAGGTAAAGGTTTTTTACTATTTACTTCATCAAAAATACTCTTATCTTCAACCTCACGATTTACTCCTTCAATAAGTTTATCCATACCTTCTACTTTCATTTTATCAGGAAATGTAACAGGTGTAGGTTCTACTGTAATATTTGCAGGTGGAACATTAACAACTGTTTCAGGAACATTAATAGTAGGTAGTTTAATTTCAGGAACATTAACTGTTACTTGTGGAATAGGTATTTCAGGAAATGGAGGATACTCAGGAAAACCTTCAAACTTTGGCATTTCAAGTCCAGTAATACTTTCTTTAATCGCATCTCCAACTCCCTTTGCTACATTATCTCCAATATCCACAGATATATTGGAATTAGGTGTCTTACGATTTCTTAATTCTATTACTAAAGAATCAATCTTTCTTCCAAGATTATTCATTCCATTGTTTATAATTTGTGCTATTTTTGTTAGTTCATTCATATAGTTAATGTTAATTAATAATTATTTAGGTACTACGAATTTTTTAAATATGTATCCTTCACCTGCTTTTGATATTAGATCTTCTAACTCCCTCTTCTTTTGTTTTTCTTTATATGCTTCCTGTTCAGTTAAATCTATTCCATAAGGTTTAATACCAGTTAATTGTCTTAATATTTTAAGTTTACCAGATACATTTTCATCTTCTAATTGTCCAATAGTTTGAATAACTCTTGAAGATGGAGGAATATTGTTAAGAATAAATAATCGTGTAGGATTTAATGCAATATATTTATCAGTTCCATCTTTCTTTTTCTTAGTAGTAAATCCAATATAATCTTTAATAAATTGTGGAGCATTTTTATAAGGTGTTGCATCATCAACATCTTTTAAGTCTTTATCAAAGAAGAAATGTTTTCCAATTGCTGCTTGAAGAGGTACTGCAATTACTGGAGATAAACTACCTAAGAAGGCATTATCTTTTATAGAAGCAAAGACTGATTCAATAGGTGTTCCTAATGAATTAATCATTTCTACTTTATCTCCATCTCTATTCCAAACTATTCCTAATCCTTCTTGTAGATATGATGGAAGATTTTCTGTTTCTTCTTCAGTCAATGAAGCTCCTGATGAAACTTTAGAAATATTAGTAAATATCTTAGCTTGTGTTGCTAATTTTCCAGGTTGTTTTAATCCTTGTTTAACTTGTAATTCTAAATTTTTACGAGTAAATGTATAAAAAGGAACTAATCTTCTCATCACATTTTTTTCAAAATCTGAAAGATTAGTATAGTCAAAAAGAAATTGTTTAGTTCTTTCAGCAGAAGTTACTACATCTCCTGTTTTTTCAAGATTTGTCATGAAATTTAATATACGTGCTTGTTGTTCTATTGCATTTCCTACTTTTCTACCAAGTTTAAAAGCTTCATTTTGTTGTGAAAGTGGATTAACTGGTCTTATTGTTTCTCTAAAAGTTTTCTTTGCACCAGTTAATTTAGTGCCTAATTTTTCTTGTATCGTATCTCTTATGTCTAAAAATCCTGTAAACTCATCTCCAAAAGCTATACGTCTTTCTTTAATTTCTTTTCTTAATTCTCCAAAAGTCCACTTCTTACCAAAATCATCTGTAAGTATAGGTTTCTTTAATAATGTATCTAATTGATTTTTTGCATTATTAGCAACTTTTCCTCCACGTAAAATTTGTTTTTCTAAATTAGTTGCAATACGATTATCATTTAAAAGTCCTACTGATAATGCATGCTTAGCTGGACTTAATGCTGATTTACCTATATCTAGTAAATTTAGAAATACATTTGAAATAGCATTTCTTCCATGAAAAGCAGGAAATAAAGAGGTAACTGATGCTTTCCAAAGATTTTGTACTTTATCAAATGCTTGTAATAATCCTTTAGTTCCTTCATCATTTATAAATGCCTTCTTAAAATTATCTATACTTTCTGCAATTTGTGGATGAAAAACAAGACCTTCTAATTCTTTTGTTCCTGATTTTATATAACCAGAGGGGGCTATACCTTCTTTAGCACCATATTTTGCTATTCCTGTTAAATATTCTTTCATTAAAATAGCTCTCTCAGTAGCAACACTTCCAATAGCTACTGTATTAATTATATTTTTATCAAAAAATTCTTTGCCAAATGCATCATTTATTTCCTGGATAGTTGCATTAAATTTTTTAAATATTTTACCTTTTGAATTTTTATATCCTTCTATTACTGGAGAAGTCCCTGGTTTAAAATTTTTAAATATTTTACCTTTTGAATTTTTATATCCAGTTATAATAGGTTTTAATCCAATTTTTTCTGGTTTACCAATTAATTTTTCTCCTGTTTCTGATATAAATTTTTGAATTGTTCTACCTTTACTTGCACCAAGACTAACTCTTGCCCCTTCGGGTTTAATAGGAATATTTTTTATTGGATTATCTACAAAAATATGTGAAACATAGTTTGGAAGTTCACCTACTTTTATTCCAGCTTTTTGAGATCGTGCTAAATTAGAACCCATTTTTTCTTCCAAAAGTTTTCTAGCATTATTAAGATGATCAGGAGCAAGTGGAAGATTACTCTCTATTGCATTAGTAATAATATGTACTTCATCTATAGTAAGTTTATTTTGTCTAGCTATTTCTATTGCTTGTTCTAATGCTTCATTAGTTTTGACTTTTCCTAAATCTCTTAATCTATCTTGAAGTTCAATAACTTCATTAGGAAGTTTTCCGTATTTAGCTGATATATTACGATTAAATAAAGAACCTAAGGAATTTCTAAGAGGTTGTGTTGCTTCATCTAACTTAGTCATACCTGGTATTTTTTTAACTGTTCCAGCTATTCTACCACCACTAATTAATGTTTCACCAAAGAATTTAATACCTCCTTTATCTATAAAAGTTTTATAAAGTTCAGGACTTTTTTCTGCCATATTTGAAAGTGTTTTACTAACAAACTCTCTACCAAATTCTTCTCCTGTTTTTTCTGCTGTTTTTCTTAAAACTTTTTGTCCTGCTTTAGTTACTGTTTTAGTTAATGTTTTTTCACCAACTTTTACTCCTACTTTCATTCCTGTTCCTGCTCCAAAAGTAACATAGGTTGTAGGATCTAATAAAACATCTAATGCAAATCCTGCTGCTCCTTTTGTAACTTTACCTACTGTAGTTTCAGGTTTCCATCCTGCTTCTTCAAAAACATCTGAATATGTATGTTTTGTTTGTCCTGTTATACCTGATTTTAATCCTCCTACAAAAGTAGTATTAGGATCTTCATCTATTATATTTTTAACTGCACTAGCACTAGCATATCCTGGTCTTGAGATTATATCTAATGTTTTACTTAATCCTTTTTTTAATCCTTCTCCAACTTTAGAAATAAAAGTACCTTTTTCAAGTTCTTCTGCTTTTTTAGCTAATGCTCCACCTGCTTGTTTTGCTATATTATAAAGACCTTCACTTGTAGTTAAATCTTGACTACTTTTACTTGATCTTCCTAAACTTTTACTAGAAGATGAAGCTCTACCTTTTGATTTTGTTGATGTTGCTCTTCCCATAAAAAATTAAAATCCTCCTAAACCTTTAAAAAAGTTTCCAATTCCCGAGGCAATATCGACTACCTCTTTAGGTCCAACTATTCCACCTGTTCCAGAGAATAATGTTGAAGCAATATCCGGAGCATTCTTAGCAACTGATTGTCCTGCACTATACGCTGTAATAGGAGTTTTTACTTGTGTTGATAGTACTTCTGGAGTTATTACTTCAGTTTTTATTCCTAATAAATCTTTTAAAGTTTCATCTGATACTTCTTTTTGTGTATATAAATTTCTTAATCTAGTATAAGCTACATCTACACTTAATTCTTTTTCATAGATAAATTGATCAATATCTTCTCTAACACTTTGAAGAATTTCTTCAGGAGTTGCTGGTATATTTTTTTTATCAACTGGAGCTTTAAAATATAAAGTTTTACCTCCAACATTTACTGAAGTTAATCCTGCTTGACCTGTATTTACTCCAACAGGTGTGTATCCCTTTAATATCATATCTTTATTAAAATCTATAATCTCTTGTTGATCAGATGCATACTTAAGTTTAGTTCCCCATTCACTTTGAGGTGTTAATATTGTTATACCTGCTTTAGCAAATTCTACAGCAGTTTCTGGATTTATAAATAATTGTTTAAAAGTATCTGCATTTGTTTGTACTCTATCAATCTTTTTCTGCAATGTATCTATTGTAGTATTAATAAAATCTTGTTCAGCGTCAGTAAGTTTGATAAGTTTATTTCCTGTTTCTACTGACCTTGAATCATAATAATCTTCAAGTGTTTTATAATAATCTAATTGTTCTTTGAATGTATTTGTTATAGCAGTAGTAACTATTGAAAGTTGATTTTGTGTCTGTGTCATGTTATTTTCTTGAGCTGAAATACCCATTTGAATAGTTCCTGCTTGAGCTGCAATATTTGCTATAGTTTCATTAACTCTAGGATTTCTTATAGCACTTAATCCTGTTGTTGCTTTTTGTGAAGCAATTAAAGCATTACCTTGTGTAGTAAGTTGCATAAGTTGATCAACAAAAACTTGTTTTTGTTTATATGCTTCATCCATTCTAGTAATTTCCTTCTGGGTTTCAGATAGTTTCATTTCCATTTCTCTTGTAGCAATATCACCTTCTTTTTGGATAGCTTCTTGTTGAGAATTACGATAATCATTTAATTCTTGTTGTGTTTGTTGTTTATCTTCTTGTATACGTTGCAATTGTTCATTTCTTTGATTATCAATAGTTATTTGCATATTTGCAATCTGTTCATTCTGAGATTCTATATATGATTTAATATAATCTTCAACAGGTGGTCGTACTGGAGTATCAGTTATATCAGGAACATCTGTTTTTATATCAGTTTTTAAAGGAGCAGGTGGTAATACATTATTCATTTTAGCTGCTGTATTTACTCCAACAATACCATCTGCAGTTAAATTGTTTGCTTTTTGATATGCTTTAACTGCTGCATCTGTATTTGCACCGTATATAGAATCAGCACCTGTTGATCCTACATCATATCCTTTAGATATTAGAAAATTTTGTAAATTTGCTACTTCATTTCCTTTTGATCCTATTTTTAAATTTGCTGAAGATACTGGAGTTGAAGGTGTAACTACTGGTGTAGGAGTCTGTGGTTGAGTAGTAGAAGGTTTATTTAATACAACTTGAGTTTTTGGACCTATAATACCATCTTGTACTAAACCATTAGCTTTTTGTATTTCTTTAACTTGAGCTGTTGTAAGATTATTTGGATTACTTCCACCTGATACTGTTTTAGCTTTTGAACTACCACTTGATGAACCACTAGAAGTTGTAGTTTTAGTTGTACTTACTTTAGGTACAGAAGTAGTTATTTTTCCAGCTGGTTTACTAACTGATGCACCAGATGAAGATACTGTTTGACCTTTAGAATTTAAAGTTATACTTCCCCCTGCTCCCGAGTAAGTTACTGTTCCATTTGCATTTTTTGTTACACCTTTTGCTGTTGCCATATATTTATATTATATCATATTTTTAATTAATAAAATTTTTAAGCTGCGACATTCGCACCAGTATCACAAGCTATCCAATTATTTCCATCATAAAATACTAATACTCCTGTTCCAGCTCCAGCTCCTTCTCCTGCTTTTCTTCCATTAGAAGCAAATGCTTGAGAACCAGCTTGAACTTGTAAAGAAGATGTTCCATAATAAATTTTAACTTCTAATAAATCTAAGGAAAGAGTTGAACTTGCATATTTTCCTTCTACTCTTATTTCTATACCAGTTAGTGTTTCAGTTCCAGTTGTAAATCCAAATGTTTTATATACTTGTGAAATATTTCCTTGTGAAAGTTTTACTCTAAAATTAGCATCTATTAAATCTGCACGTGTCCAATTTGCACCCCATAATTCTGTTGAACCACTACCAAAAGTTTTTACACTATCAGAACTAGTAAATGTTACAATTCTTGGGCTATTCCAATTTACTCCAGCATCTTTTGATAATTCTATTGTTAAATCTCCACTTGTTGCTGTAAGTGTTGCATATACATCATCTGAAGAATAAATATTAGCTGGATTAGTAAAACCTATTGTAGTAAAAGTAACTTCTGCTCCATAACTATAACCAGAAGTATTATAAGTATAAGCTCTTGCATAGTAAGTAGTTCTTGAAATTAATCCAGTAATTGATGTTGTAAATGCACCAGTTGTATATGTTCCAGTAGATTCAGTTTTACTTTCATAAGCAGAACTAGCTGGAGCAATATTACCAGGGTCTGTATGTGTTGATGTTGAATAAACAAATCCTTTTTTAGTGCAACTTGTATACCCTCCTAAGTCTGTAATATTTCCATTTCCAGTTACTGTTGTAGCAGTTACATCAGTTGCTGCTTGAGTTGTAACTGTTGGAAGAACACGTACTCCAAAAACTCCATCTACAATAAATGTTGCAATAGAATTTGAACCCGAAGTTGTAATAGTATTTCCAGTTCCTGTTATAGTACAAGTTCCATAATCTGCAGTTACCCATGAAATAATAACTATACCTTGTTTACCAGTTGCATCAGATGTTGCTTTTCCTCCACGTCCATAAGTACCAGCTCCATTTGTTCCTTCGGCAGATGGATAACGTCCACCTCCACCACCTCCATAATAAACTGTTGCTCCTGTAATAGTATCAGCAGTTGCAGAACCTCCATTTCCACCTGAAGAGTTTTGACCATCTTGACCTTCTCCACTATCACCACCACCTCCTCCTCCTGCACCACTAGAATTATTTCTATTTCCTCCACTATTTCCACTTCCACTTTGTCCACCATATCCATAATTCTGAGCACCTTGTCCTCCAACAGATGTAATAGTACTAAATATAGAAGAACCTCCAGTTCCTCCAGGACTTGAATATCCACCATCAGTACCACCAGTTCCAACTGTTACATTATAATCTATTGCTGTTACTACAAAATTTGTATCAGAAGTAACTTGTCCACCTCCTCCTCCGGCTGCATACCAAGAACCTGAAAGACCTCCACCTGCTCCTCCTCCTGCTCCTACAACTAATACTTTCATTTCTAATGACATAAATTATTCATAAGCTGAAGGATTTAAAAATCCTACAGTTGTTGGTGTTACTGGTAAATTTGCGACTGTATAAACTGCATTGTTTATTAAACCATTTGTACCTACATCAAAAGAACCTTTTAATACTAAATATTGTCCATTCCATTTCATATAATTAGTATCACTTCCTATTGAAAATTTATAATCTCCACCAGAAAGTCCAAGAAAATATCCAGTTCCAGTAGCATAATCTGTTTGTCCTCCTTTGATATATCCTGAAGAATTTAAAGTAATAGTTCCTGCTGTAATTGCTCCCATATCTGCACTAATTGCTGAAAGTTGAGAAACATTAAGTTTATCTGCTTCTATTGAATTAGTTGTAATTTTTCCACCAGAAACTTCTGTTGTATTATCATTTATATCCTGAGCTGCTGTTCCAGTAGTTAAAGCATTTCCACCTGTTACTGTAATATTTCCTTTAATTAATAATCCATTAACATTATCATAAGTTAAATATGCACTACTATCTCCTATACCTATACCATATTTATCAGTTGTATATCCTAAAAATCCATTAAGATTTCCTATTCTTAATCGTGTATTTATAGTAGTCCAAGGGCTTCCTGCATGGTCAAAAATAGAAAGATAAGGAGCATTAGTTTCTGAAGCAGTCATATATACTCCACCATCACCTGATTGTCCATAATTTACTATTGTTGCACCTTTTTTCCATTCTGGATTTTCATTTACTGCATATTCTGAACCTTTATCTCTTGTAACTACATAAGGATTTCCTACAATTACTCCTGCAAAAGTTCCTTGATGACTAGCCATTCTTGTTATATCTGCTGAATCAAATCCGTTTGAAGAAAGATAAATTGTATTTGCTCCAGGTGCTAAAGTAAGTGGTGTTAAACCTAAAGTACTTGAGTCTAATTCAGTTCCATCAGCCCAACCTTCATTAGTTGGTGATGTATATGTTAAAGTTTGAGTATCTGTTCTTACTGTAAAGTTAGTTGAGTTTTTTAAGAATAGAGTTTTAAAATAAAGTTCTTGAGTTGTTGCTGCACCCCAATTTGCACCATCATAATCTTTTAATACACCACCTGGATAACTTGCAGTAGTTTGTACATTCATTCTAGTATAATTAGAATTATCAGCAGTTGAAGATTTAATAACAATCCAATAAGTTCCACCAATAGTTAAAGTTAATGGATATGTAACTGTATAATCTGTATTTGTTGTAATAGCACCCCATTGTACAGCTGTAAAAGTTACTGGTGTTCCTAAATCAGTTCCACTTGGAGTTGTTGAGCCACTATCTGCTTGAATTGAAATAGTAACATTACCAATATATGTTCCGGTTTGTGCTCCTTTTCTTATTATAAAACCAGTTAAATATTTTCTTGTAGGAGTAAATTGTTGTCCTAACCAATGAAGTGGAAGTGTTCCAAATGGTCGTGTATTATCACTTGTTAATTGTGCCTGGTCAATATTATCACTACTACTTACTGCTGTAAATTTAGGATAATATAGAGCATTTGAATCGTATGAATTTGTTATAGATGAAACTTCTTCTAAAGTTATATTATCAAACCAAGCATCTGATATTGTTCCTACAACATTATTATGACATCTAACAACACATTTAGTAGTTAAAGAATCTGTTGTAAAACTTATAGTGCATAATGTCCAATCATTAGTTCCAGATAATTTATTTGTAGCTGTTATAGAAACTGTTATAGTTCCATCATCTTTATATTGTCTTATATCTAAATAAGAACCATTAGTGCCAACATTATTTGTTTTAACATAACATTGTAATCTATACATAGTAGAACCTTTAACTGATATAAGGTGATTACTTGTTGTTGTTTCAGCTGATGATACTGATAAATTTCCATCAGTATCAGTTGCTGAAAGTTTTATTGTATGTAAACCAGTTCTTGTTACAGCACTATCAAATTCTGCACTTACTGTTCCTGCTTTAGTCATATACCATCCATATTTTTCATCTTCTATCCAACCATTTGTAGTTATTGGTGTATCCCCAGTAGCATCATCTATAACTCTTAAAAGTCCACCCTTAGAAGAAACAGGAGTTATACCTTCACCAACTACTTGCATCCATTCGTCATCTAGTCCATCTTTTATTCTTAAAATATCACCTATACTAAATGTTGTAGTTCCTTTAGTAGTTAAAGTAGAAGAATCTAATGCTGTCATATCAGTATCTAAAACATCACCATCTAATACTGCTAAATTTCCACCAACAACAGAAATTACATCTTTTTGAAAAACTGATGTTCGTATTAATCCTCTACATGCGATATTACCTACTTCAAGCAAATTAGAATCTAAATTAAATCCTGAACCTGCATAACCTGAAACATAGTTTGAACTTCGTATTCTTAAATTTGCACCATCTAAATTAAGATAGTTTCCAGAAGTTGAACCAAGTCTAATTAAAGAGTTTGCTGAATCTATTAAGACATTAGAAGCTGCTTCTGTATCTGATGAACTTAATGTATTAGTATTGATATACCAGTTAGCTATTCTACCTGAAGTTGCTGTTATTGCACCAGTGATAGTTGCGTTAGTTGCAGTCAAAGCACCAGCTAAAGAAACTCTAAAAGGAGCAGTTGCAAAAACATTGGAACCTAAAAATATACCTTGTGTTGTATCTAACTGAATTTTTGTAGCACCATCACCTGCATATAAGGCAGTAGCACTTATTGTAAAACCTCCGATAGTTCCTGTTGGAGCAGTTAATGATCCACCAAATGTTCCAGCATTAGCTTTTAGATTTCCTTGCATATCTACTGTAAATGGAGCATCAGTAAAATTAGCACCACCTAGTTGAATTCCTTCTTGACTTATTCTAAAAATATCATTTCCATAACCCTGAGTAAGACTTGTTGCACCAGTTTTTAATCCTCCTATATTAGTATCCTTTGAAGGTTGTATTAAATTTCCTGATGATACTACTTCTGAAGAATCTGAAGTATCTGATACTCCTCCAGGCAAAACCCCACTTGGTGGTATATAAAATTTTGGTGTAATATTAACTACCATTAGCCTTCATTAAAATTACCTCTAATAATTATTCTACGAATTTCACAATCATTTGTTTCACTACCTCCTGACCAATCTAAACAAACTCTTAAATCCTCAATACTTGCTATACCTAATGTTGAAAAATAATGTCTAGTTATTCCTGTACCAGTTATAGTTTGTGCTGTACTTGTTTTAGTTGCTTGATCATATTCTAATGTTAAAGAACAACTAGCATTTGCTCCTAATGATTTTGTAATAACTGTAACAGAATCTATAAATGCTTTGTTAAGTCCACTAACTAATGGAAATACTATACTTTTCCAACTTGCTGTTTTAGTAAATCCATCAAACTTTGAAATAACATAAGTTGAACCATTGTTGCTTGCAACTAATGGAGTTCCAAATGGAGCCGCTATTGCTGTAGCATTTGTGTAAGTAGAAGTAGCAATTTGTGAAAGTTGAAAAGGAAGTTCTGAAATTATAGCACCTGCTGAATATACTAAATTATCTGATAAAAAAAGTATTGTATTATTATATAAAGTTTTATTTTGAAAAGTAGGAAGTGTACCTGTATATCTTCTAAGTGGTGATATTGATTTACCATTTATATAACCAATTATAAAACCAGGAGAACTAAGATCTTCATAAGCAACATAAACTATTCCATTAATACGATAAAGAAATCCTATACGCATCATTCCTACACCAGTTTCGTCTGTAAGAGTATTAATAAGTGCTGCACCATCATAAAGAAATATTTGACCTTCACTTCGATTAGTTCCAGTTACATTACTATTAACTGCAATATACCAAAAACCAGAATTATATATAACATCTGCAACTTCCATACCAATTCCAAAATCTAATTTTTCTGTAGTTAAAGAATTTGTTTCAGCAATATAAACACCTGCATATCTACCATTTCCAAAGACTACTATATCTTCTTTTTTATCACTAGGATGTGGTGCAAGTTGTAATCCTGTTCCCCAATTATCATCAAATGTAGAAAAATCATATTTACCTATTGCACCTGCTGATGAAGTATTATAAAAATAAAGTAAATTTCCTTTTAAATATTGTATACTTTCACCTTCAGTACATCCTGTAATTGTATGTAAATCTGAAATAGCTGTTGATGATATATTATATATTTTAGAAGTTCCTATTGCATAACTAGAATTATTAGAAACTGCTTTATCCATTATATATTGAATTGATTGAGTTAATGTTCCTGTTAAATTAGTCAGTTTAAATCCTTGTGTAATATTACCATTAAGAATATTTACATTTTGCATAACACTTGCTTGACCAGATTGTCCAAGTTCTGTTAAGGAATCTGAAAAAGCAAGTGGTGAATATCCTGAACTAAACTTTTCAATTGTTAATAAAATTGTATTATCTGTAGCCATAACTATAATCTATTATCTGATAATCCAAAACCATCTCCAATTTCACAATTTTCTTTTCTAACATTTAATCTATGAATAGTATCTTTTTCTCTAGATGAATAAAATTCTATTAATCCTTGTTCCATTTTTTGTATTAATGGTGTAAGAATATTTATCTTTCCATTAAGAGAATTTGCAATAGCAAAATCTAATGCGGCTCCATATGAAAGAAGTCTATGAAAAGGTGCAGCAAAACCTGGGACTTTTGTTGTATCCGTTGTTGCAAAATATGAAGCATCTCTTTGATAATAAACCTTAAGTCCACTTGCAAGAGTAACATTAGAAGAACTAGGAGCTGGATATAAATTTAAAAATGCTCCTACTTTTTCGTAATAAATAGGTGTACCATCTGTCTTCATAAATTCAGACTTAGCTTGTGTTATTTCTTTTTCACTTATTGGAGTAAGTAATTTATAATTACCATTTATATCTAAAACTTCTACACGATTAATAGTAAGATATGTAGTATCTGGAATTGATACTGCATTAGTTCCTTGAGTCATTGTAATAGAAGTAGAAGGTTGTGTTAAGTTATTTGTGTCATCCCATTTCCATGTTGCATCACTTTGAAGTATAAGTGAAACAACTTCATCATATTTACGATTTACATTTCTAGTTTTGTCTTCAATAGGATAAGAACTAGAATTAGTTCCTATTAAATAATCAATATCTTCTACTATACCAACTTTTGTAACTGAATTACTATATTGCATTTTTTTTACATCCAATTAATTGTTAATTTACTAGCTCCAGCTGTTGTTACTGTTAAATAACCACTATAAGAACAATCAAAATTATAAGTTCCTTCAGCAATACTTGCTTTCAATACTGCGATAGTTTCTTTAGCATCTGCAATAGTTATTGTTCCTGCTGATGTTTCACCAATAACTATATTATGTAATACTCCTGTTGGTTGAGTTCCAATTGTTGTTGTTGTAGCACTTGATATATATTTTGATTTATACATATTATTTTTTAAATTTTACATTAGGTCGACTTTTTGATAAAGCAATTGCAATTATTTGTTGTCTTGAACGAGGTTTTCCATTTGCACCACGTTCTTTACCAGGTTTTTTATTATCTCTATAAAGTTCTCTTATATTTTTACTAACATTAGATCCTAATGGCATGTTATTTTATTTTAACATTAGTTGGTAATTTTTTTTCTCCACCCCAACCTATTCCAAATTGTTTTATTTTAGAATTAGGTTTATATAAATTATTCAAATGTTTATTCATTTTAGAAACTTGATCATTCATAAATTGTTTTTTAACTACTGGAGCTTTAACTAATGCAGGTATAACCCTACTTGATGCTTTATAATACATTTTACTTTTTGGAATAATTTTATCAATCATTTTTCCAACTTTACTATTTTGAACTTTTTCTTTTAATTTATCCATTGTATTTTAATTCTCTTATCCCAAGAAGGATTTTCACCTTCCTGAGTAAGAGAACTATTAAGTTAATAACATATTAAACTGCTGCACTAAATGGAGTTGCACCAGAACCTGTATTTGTTAATACACCTGATACAGCCCAAACATTTGCTGCAATATCTACTAATTCAATCCATTCACCAACAGTTACTGATCCAGTTGTACTTCTATTAAGTGTAATTGTATCAGAATCAGAAGCAGTTACGAATGCTGTAACTGTTCCTGCTGTATCTTGGTCAGCAATTATAACTGCACCTTTAATAGTATCAGAACCATTGGCAACTTTAATTATGTGTGAGTTAGAAGTTGCGATAGCACTAATAATACATTTTATTTTTACACCTGTTCCTGCCGCTGCTGGAAGAGTAACAGTTGAACCTGCTGCTGTATCAAGAAGAATTATTCTATCTCCATGAGCTGCAAGAGTTGCTGTTTCATCTGCACCTGCTGCAATTAATCTTGCTGAAAGATCAGCTACTCGATTAATTTCAAGTGCTGTAGCATCAAGAGTTGTTCCATTAATACTAAATGTTCCACTTGTATGAACAAAGTTTCCAGATGTAAGTGTTAAATTACCAGATGTTAATACTGCATTACCAGATGTAAGTGTTAAGTTACCAGAAGTTAATACTGCATGACCTGCTGTAATTGTAAGTACATCAGTTGCTGCATTACCAGCTATTGTAACTGCACCATATCTTGATACCTTGAAATCTACTGCTGCACCATCATAACAATTAAGATATTCTCCTGTTGCTGTAGTATTTACTGTAAGTTTCAATACTGCACCAGTTGTTAAACCTGTAGCAGAAATTGCAACTATATTACCAGTTGTAGCTGAGTTAGCTGTAAGACCAATTAAACCAGTTGTTCCAGTATAAACACCGGAAGTTACAATTTTTATTCCAGTACCTACTGTTGCTGCACCCATAGCTAGGTTAATCATTCCACCAGAAGCTGTAAAGTTTGCTCCACCTCCAGTAAATTCTGCAACCCAACCATCTGTTAATCCTGTTCCAGAAGCTCTTAAGAGTCCTGTACAAGTTGTAGCTGAGTTAGCAACTAAACTAATTAATTCTCCAGTAGTTACCACAGTTCCAGCTGTTGTAATCAACATACCAGTTCCTGTAGTAAGAGCTGCCATATCAATACTTAATCCAATAGCTGTTGTTGTAGCACCTGCCATTACAACAGCGATACCTTTAGCAGCACCAGTTGTTACAGAAGACATAGTTACAGAAAGACCAGTAGCTGTTGCTGTTGCTCCTGCTGCTGATATAAGTTCTAAAATTTCTCCTGTATGTGTTGCACAGTTTGCATTTAGTTTTACTAATGCACCAGATGTAATACTTGTACTATCAATAACTGCTAAATCTGCTGTTGAGATTGTGTTATTTGTAATATCAAGAGTTGCTGCATTATCAGCATCTGTAACAGTTACAGAACCATCAGAAAGCAATAAATCTCCAACTGTCATAGTTGCATTACCTGCTGTCATAACCAAATGCCCTGAAGTCATTGTTAAGTCTCCAGCTGTAAGAACAATAGAATTAGTTCCTGCTGCATTACCTGAAATAGTCATACAACCATATCTTCCTACAAATAAATCTGTTGAAGTTCCATTATAGAAGTGAAGATAACCTCCTTGCCCACTAAATGAAGCACCATTATCAGAATCAACATAAATTGCAGCACCAGAAGTTAATCCATCTGCTGTAATTTTTAATCCATAAGATGAAGTTACACCTGCACAAGTTAATTCAATTGATGCTTCATTATCTGGTTGAACCATTGTTATATGTCCATCAGAAATTAAAACATCTCCTGCTGTAATTATAAAAGCATCAGCATCTGCTCCACCTGCTACTGTAAGAGTTCCTCCAATTGAAGTTGCTCCTCCACCACCTGCTATTGCAACTGCACCTGTTGATGTTCCTGCAATAGTTACTGTTCCTGTATCTGTAGCTTCAAGAACTAAATCTGCTGCAGCTGTTATACTTTCAGCAATTAAACTAGCAAAAGTTCCTGCACCTGCAGCTGTTACACTCCAAGTTGAACTTGTTCCATCAATATCATTTCCTGAACCACCATTTACTAAATCAATAAGATTTCCTGAACCTGTTGCTCTAATAACAACTGTATTATTTGTTGCATGAACTCCAGCAAAATCTACTGCTCCTGCATTTACTGCAATAACACTTCCATCATCATAAGCATCATCAAGAGAAAAATTTGAAAGACTTCCTCCACCACCTGCAACTGCATTAAAGTCACAAGATGTTTTTGAACCTTCATTAACATAAAGGGTAGAACCTGTTGAACCTCCTGTTGATTTCCAGAAAAGACAACCTGGTGCATATCCTTTATCTGCATCGGTAGGAACTCCAGTACCATAAGCACGAGTTATTCCTGTTAGATTTTCATCTAATACAACAATAGCTGAATCTGCTACAGTTCTTTTATCTCCACCGATATATAAACCACGATTATATATTTTACTCATTTTTTTATATGTCCCCATAGAAACTATGGGGAGATTAATTAATTATTAATACTTACCTATTGTTAAACCCAAGAACTAGCATCCATACGAACAGATACAAGATTACCTTTCATTCTTTCAAATACTTTTACACCATATAACATCCATGGGTGTACGTATTTACCTAGTCTTAATTCTGCATCTCTAAATACTACATTAGGAACTTGTTGTGTTACTAAATCAATAGAACCAACTTGTCCCATAAGAGCGTATTGATATTGTACTGACCATACGTCTGCAGCTTCAGAAGCTGATACAACAATATCTCCATAACCAGTTATAGAAACAGAAGTTGTTCCATCTGTCATAGCAATACCTGCTGATTCAATAAGTTGTCTATCTTCTGCTGAAAGAGCATAGTATTCTGTTCCAGAAGTACCAGTATCATTAATAGCTTTTACAAGATTATCAAGAGTTGCAGCTAATGAAGTTTCACTTTTTACTTGTCCAGCTGTTGTAAGAGTTGAAGTTTCAAATGTAAATGTTACTCCATTGATAGTAACAGTATCTCCATCTGAAGGTTGGTCTGCAGGAGTCCATGTTGCTGTATATGGTAAGTTATTTGAAAGTCTTAGACTAAATCCAAAACGATTTGCTATCTTTCCATTATCAGAAACTGTATCTCCAAAACCTGTTTCACGTCCACCTACATATTGCTGAATAGTTTCAAGCATACGAGGACCAATAAGAGCGAATCTTTCTCCTCCTGTTCTATTATCAGTATTAAGTACTCTTCCTGCTGCTGTAAAGACATTAGAAACATTAGCTGCTGTTAATACAATAGCTCCTGCTGCTTCACCTATACTTGCACCTGTTAGGGTTGTTTTTGCATAAGTAACACCAGCATTAATAACTGCCTGGTCAAGAGTATTGTTTAATTGCTTCATTGCCATTGTTGAAAATGCTTTAATTGCATCATATTTATTTTGAATACGATCAATATCATCAACATAGAAAGATGCTACTTTTGCAGTTGAAACTGTTAAGTAGTCATCAGTTGAACCAATATCCTTAACTGTAATATCAGTACCTTTTGTATAGGTCTGAACTCTAGGATATGAACTATAAGGTTTGTGTAATGTATCTCCATCTCTCAAATCTGAACGTAATTCTGTACTTGCAATACCTAAAGCAACACTTTCTTTAAAGAAAGTTTCTTGCATTGTAGGTGTCCAGTATTCAGCATTAAATCCAGTTGAAAGTGTGTTTGCACTTGCTGTTGCCATTTTATATTAGAAAGAAAACATTTAAGTAAATAAACAAAATCTTCCTGTAAATAATTAATAAATAGAAAGTATTACAGGAAGACAAAGTTTATTAACCTAATTCTTTTCTTAAGTAATCCTCGTACTTAGCAAAATCTGCTTTTCCTTCAGGAGTTCTTAAGTCAAAATCAGTAGACTTCATATTCGCATAATCTTTCTTAACTGACTTACGATTAGATCCTAATGAAGCATTATTAATCTTTTCTTCTTTTTCTTCTTTCTCTTTTAAGAAAGAAATATAATCAGAAGACAGTGCTTTTTTAATATTTACATTATTAACTTTTGCGTAAGTTGATACTTGTTTTTTAAGTTCATCACTTAAATCCAAGTTATCTAGTTCCCTTTTCTCTAGTTTAGCGTCTAAGAGTTTATCTATATCGCCTACTGGAGTGGGTTTCCCTGTAGGTTTATTTTTAGCCAACTGTTCCTTCATTGATTTAGCTTCTGCTTCCGCTTTTTTTGCACGAGCATAAAGTTTTTTCTCATTTTCAGTATATTTTGGCTTATCTTCACCTTCAGTTTCCTCAGATTCACCCTCAACGGATTCTTCTTCGTTGACATTTTCAGTGTCTTCTATCTCATTTAAAGAGTCGAGATTCTCATTTTCATTTTCCATAGATTTTTTGAAGTGAGTTTGTGGGTCTCACAATGATTAGTTATGTGCCAATCGCACGATTAATTATATTATAGCAAATTTTTCGACAATTTGCAAACTTACAAATCCTCATCAGTAATATGATAAGAATCTCTAGGATCTCTAGTTTTAACTTCATCACTAAAAGTCATTATATCTTGCATAATTTCTTTTAATTTAGAATAAGCACGTTTTTGAGCTTTAATTTCTATACTTTGATGTGTTGCAATATCTTTTTCCTTAATAGAATCAATAGATTTAAGTTCATTAAGTTTAGCTATTAAATATTCTTTAAGAGCTAAACCAGAACCACTATTTAAAGTTTTTTTTATTTGTTCTAAATCCATTATTGATTATAAGGTGATACTATTTTTTCATCTTCATTTATTATTGCTGAAAGTTGATACATTTGTTCAACACTAATATCTTGAGGAAAATCTGAAAAATTTATTTTATATAATTCTAATGTCGATTCTGTATTAAGAAAACTCCCATATTCATTTACTTGTTTTTCTCTTTCATTCCATACCTCCTGATTTTCTTTTTTAATTTTTTCAAATTCTTTATCAAACTCTTCTTGATTTTCTATTTCATAATTACCACCTTTAACAATAAGTTTTCCTTCTTCATCTCTCTTTGCATATTTCTCTACCAATGGTAGACGAACTTCTTTTTCAAATTTAACATATTCTTCTGATGCTGCTCCAGCTTTTTCAATTGATTCCATTTCAGGTTTTAATAGATTTAAGTTTTTTGTTACACCATAAGCAAATTTTGCTCCTTTCAATTTTCCTAATTGATTTAATACTCTATTTATATTTAATAATTCTAATTTTGTCATTTACATTTATTTTATTAATTAATAATTAACATAAGTAATCGACCTATACTTTTTGTTGTTGATTAATAATAGTATCTAAACCACTAGATTGGTCAGTAGGTTGTGGTTGTGGTGGTAAAGGTGGAGTCTTTGCCAATGAAGATATATCAATATTCTTTTTTTGCATTGCCATTTCAATTAATGCAGTTCTTCTTATTGGATCTTGTTCAAGTTGAATAAATGAATTTAATGTTTCCATTTCAGTTGCTAGTGCATAATTTTCACCAGTAATAGTAACTCTAACTCTAGGATAAAAATCATTCCACATATCTTTTTCTAAAGTTACAACTGCTTCTTTATTTTTCAAAAGTTCTTGTAATTTTTTTATTTTAATATCTTTAGCTATTTCTTCATCATGTGGTGGAAAAGATAATAAATTTCTAACATACCATGAATCTATTAATGCTTCATAATAAGTATTTAATACACCACTATCAGAAGTTAATCGTAGTATTTCTTTTGTTTTTAAATCTTTAAGTAAATTAGGAAGTATCCATTCTTCTATAACACCACTAAAAGCAATACATAATTTTTCTCTAATAAAATCAAATAATTTATTTGCATTCATATTCTGTTGTGCAGCGAGTTTAAATGCTGTTCTTGCAGGTAAATTCTCACCTGTTACAACTTCATAAGAATTAGCTAAAGAATCAGCTAAAGACATAAGCCTATTCCAGTCGGCAATTAATTGGTCTAATCCTTCCATTCTAGTATTAACTTGTACTAAATCAGTAGATTTTATTATATCCCCATTCTGTAAATCAGTAATAATATTTTGTGCAATAAGTCTATCAGAAGAACGAAATATAGTTTTTGAAGACCATTCCAATCCTCTTGCAATTTGATTTCCAATTTCATTAGCACGTGTTTGAATATCCATAAGGATTTCATATAATCCCATTCTTAACCATCTACCACAATAAGAAGAACGATGATATTCTTTATAAGGTTTTTCATCAATTTCTTCACAAAATAATATATGTGTAGGTTTATCTTTTTCATTTCCTCCAACAATAATTTTTGCAAGAATAAATTTATCTTCATTACCTCCTTCTATACCTTTAGCAGAATTATAAATCTTCTCACTTACTTCACCATTTCTTTCATATATATAAAATTCTGGTGATGTTTTTTTAGTATCAGTTTTTCCAGATTTTAAAAGTTCTTCTACATTATCCCAAACTTCTATTTTTTTTCTAAGATCAGATGAAACCATACACTCATATTCAATCACATCAGATTCCTCTAAGGTCTTAGCAGTTTGGTTAAGAACCATTAAATTATTAAGTTCAAGAATCTTATAATCATTTCCTAATTTTTTCCAAACAACATTTCCCCATTCAGAACCCTGTTCTACAACTTCATTTAATTTTTCTGCTTCACCAGAAATTGCTAAATAATCTTTCATCGCAACATTAGCAAGTAATATTCTCATTGAATCAGATCTTGAATCAGAATAAAGCATTATATCACTTGTATCAAAATCAATATTTTTTACTTCAGAATAAACACGTGGAGATATTACATCAAACCAGTATTTATAATTTCCCTGAGAATCAGTTTTACCTTTTGGATAAACTTGTGCTTTATATAATCCAATTCTTCTAAGTAATTTATGTGCTGAGAAAGAATATCCATCTAACATTTCATAACTACTATCTTTATAGTTTTGTATTTCTTCAGTTATTATTTTTTTAATCATTGTGTTCAACTTCTAACTTATTACAAACTTCGCATAATGCTATGGGAATTATTTGTATTCCGACTTTCTTTTTATAATTTAAAAACCAGAACTTTTTATGTTCATATATTTTTTGTATAATAAATTTTTGTTTAAATTTATGCATTATAATCCATTATCTTCTTTAATATTTTTTTTACGTTTCTCACGATTTTCTAAAAGTTTTTTTTTATATTTATTTTCAGGATCGTGATGTTCTCTAAAAATTTCATTAAATTGTTTACCAGCTTCATTTCGTTCTTTCATGTTAAAAAATTAATGAAATAATTATCATAATTAATCCTAATGGAATTTTTGAAATAGAAATAGAACTTCCAAAACCATAACCTCTTATAATAAAATCAGGTTGCTGTGCAAATATAGGTAAAGGAATAAAAAGTCCTAATATTGGAGTTATAAAATTAAACTTACCGAACGAGATTGTTTTTATTTTTTCCATAATAATTATTATAACAAATTTTTAATAAAAATGCAAAAATTAAAAACCAAAGTCCCTATTATTATTTATACGATTAAAACGATTCTCTTCTATCCTTCTTTGTTCACTCGGATCATCGTAATTATCAAGAGTTAAAAAAGTAAGTGAAAAAGCATCAGCATCATTTGGCGACTTAAGCCCATACTTCTTCTTCATATCTATTTTAGGCATTATCTGTATCTTACCAGCAAGATTACGTTTATATCTTATACCAAGTAATTCATCTTTAAAATTGTCATTTTCTACTATCTCTCCTCCACTTTGTAACCATTGTTTAGCCTTATAAAAACATTCAGCTCTTTTATTTAAATAAACCTCAGTATCTGTTTCACTATCACACTTATCCCCAGTATTTATAGTAACAATATTTATCGCCCCTTTAGAAGCTATTGCAATTTCTTTTCCAACATTCATTCCAACACCAAAGGCATCCACTACCACATTACATGGTCTAATATTATATTCAGTCATTAAAGTAAGAGTTTTTTCAGCAATAGTTTTAGAAGTACTTTTAGCTTCTTCCATTATTTTCTTAGCTTTAAATGAATCCCTAATAACCCAAGAGGTCTTATCATCCCCATCTCCTGCAGGATCTACACCCAAAATAGCATTAGCAGAAAATGTAAGCGAATTCCCAAAATCTGGTTGAGTCCTTATTGCATTACTTTGCAAAAGAGGAACATAACCACTATCATCCATTCCATCTTCCTTAGGAAATTGTCCTAACACACGTATTGCATATTGCACCGAATCAATCCCATATTTAGCCACAATAGAATTGATATATTTATTATCTACCCTAGGACTATCCAAAGAGGAGAAAGTATAGTTCTGCCATCTTGATGCATCCCTATTATGCGTATCATAAAAATACCCATTCGCTCTTGTACCATTAGAAATAAGAAAAACTAATATATTTCCAGACGTAAGTGATCCTTCCATTGTTTCAAAAATAGCTTCGTCCACTCCAGATGCTTCATCCACTGCCATCAGCACCCAATCAGCATGAACACCCGCCAACGCTTCCGTATTTTCCTTCGACGCAGTTTTAGCACGTGCAAACCACGTGTTAGGTGATTCTTTCATACGTATATGACTGGATTCCCAAACATACATTAACGAAATTTGTGCAGGGGCTTTATCAATCCATTTTTTTAACTCCTTCCAAAGTACGTCATATAATTGTTCCTTTCCAGGAGAAGTACAAGCAATCTGACATTCGGGATGAACAAACATAAACCAAAGAATTAAAAGAGAAAGTATCATACTCTTTCCTATTCCATGACCAGATACAATAGAAATCTTAAATGGTATATCACCACGAATAGCTTTATCAACACCAAATAAAATTAATGACTGTTGCCAAGTAATATGTTTACCTTCTTCAAAAGTATCAAACCATTCTTTTGTTATTTGTGAAACAAATTTATCCCAATCTTTTCCTTTCAAAGATAATCCTTCCTTAAATTTTTGTTTATACTCTGGAAGAATAGGTTGTGGAACTAATCCCCATACTACTTTAATAAAGTATAGAGAACTTTTTTCCATTTGATTGTAAATAGATTTATCCATATTAAATCATATCCTCTAGTGGGATAACTTCTTCATTAGCAACTTGTAAACGTTGCTGTGCTAAATCCTTTAAGCTAAATTGCACATTTCCGGATAAATCGATAGATTCCTTAGCTTTTCCAAATGCACGGTCTAGAAGCGAATTTGACGCCTTTAGGACGGTATCATTATCCTTACCACCGGCACGAACAGGAAGCGAAGCAACCTCTAATTGTTTATTAACTAAATCTACACTATTTCCAATAATACCACGTATTATTTCTTCTCTACGTATTTCAATTTCTTTAGCAAGTGGTGTTAATTTTGTTTTCTTTTTTAACTGACGTTTAGCTTCTTCAGTCTTTATACGCATTATATGCATTTGTTTAATAGTAGCCATTTATGAGTATTATTATATCATTTTTTTTAAAATTTTTCAATTTTTTATTATAAATTAGTTAACATTAGCTAACATTTGCTGGCATTTGTCAAATAAAGTTTTTTCAAAATTTTTCATATTTTTTGCACTGATATATAAATATATATAGATTTTTTGGGGGTTGCCACCCATCATTCTATCCATTTGCAAGCCAATGCAAGCTATATATAAACTATATGCAAGCTATATATAATAACTTACTTACACTAGCTAGCATATGCAAGGGTTATTTTATATAGGTATAAAGTACGTCGCACAATATGTATTGTTCGGCGTTGTTTATAGCTATATAATATAAGGATTAAAAGTTCGCTAAAAGTGATACATTATATCATTTAATAATAATAATAGTGCTTAAAAGCGAGTTTTACGCGTTGTTTTTCACTAGCTTGATTGTGATTTGGGGTTTTTGTTAGCTAAAGCAGGCCAAAGCAAGCCAAGGCAGGCCATTACTATACCCTAGATATAGTAATTTTAAGTATAGCAATAAGTATAGCAATTTTTTTTCAACCTATATTATAAGGATATTTTATATGCATTACTATACCTACTATACTTATTTTTATATATATAAGTTACTATAGAATAAAGAGTATACACACATAGCACCGTGTAGTATATACTCCATCCAAAGTGTTTGGCACTTTTTCGACAAGGTATAGTAATTTTTAAAATATCCTTATATAACAAGCTAAAAACCTCCTACTACACTCTTTTAAGGTATAGTAATTATAGTAAAATAGATATAGTAATTAAAAGTTATCCACACCTTCCCCTTTTTTCTCCTTGCTATATTATTATTATTATCTTATACTTAATATATAAATAATCCAGTCAATTATTTATATATTATAAAAATATTAAAAATATAACAATGAAATTATCATCATATTATGAAACATATTATAACCAAGCAAGCAATTCTATAAAAGTACGAAACATATATGTAGCACATTTTAAAGAATTGACAGCTTACGGATCATCTATGTTAGAGGTCATTACAAAGATATTAAAAACAATAAAATGCAAATAAAAACAAAACATTTAATAAGCTATCGCAAGTATCATTTCAAAAGAGGCTTCCTAGTCGCTAGCCTTGTCTATATGATAATCATTATAAGTTTAATAGTAAGATAATGGAAACAATACCAATAGAAAATAGAAAATTATTTATTTTAGAAAATGCTAAAAAGGTAAATGATTATGTGGATTGCGATGTTATACAAATGGGAATTACAGAATTAGAAAAAGAAAATAAACTGGAGCAAATAATTTACAAAGCAATGGACTTAAAAAATTATATTATATCCAGGACTGGTGAAACTAAAAATACAAACTTTATAGAGCAAATGATAAATGAGTTGTCATCAATTCATATTCAAAAATTATCACTAGGAATTTAATAATAAATAACCCCCTCAAAGCTATCATCATTTTCTGGTGGTAGCTATGAGATGGAATATATAAAATTATGCAAAAAGAACTAGAATCATTAAAAACAGCTAAAGAAAACACCACCTACCTATTGGAGGACGGTAAAGCCGATTCCTCCATTGATATGCACGGCTTATCTTACTGGGCAAGCGAAGTTGAACGCTTGCGAGAACTTATTAAGAATAATTTATAAAACTATATGAAAAAATACTACGATGAAAAAGGTAGAAAGGTTTTAGATAAACCTCTTAAAAACTATTTTATTAGAGCAGAAGTTGAAGAAGAATATCCTGATTACATTTTTGTTATTAGAGCAAAGACACAAAAACAAGCAGAAAAACTAGCACAAAAAGAACTAACAACATCTTACCCCGGTATTTTTGTCGGGAAGTATACAGATAGATTTAGTTGTTATGAAATAACAGCAAACGAGTTATTACAAAGATTAACAATAAATTAAAACATATGATTAAACAAAACATAATAGCCCGCTCAATCGCCTATCGCAACGAGCAAGCAATCCGCAAGCTCGTGAATATGGAAGACAATGTCCTCCACCGAAACGATCCACCCGCTCGTCTTCTACCGTTTGCCAAAGTAAAGAAGACAAAAAAGGAGATATGGAGATTATTTTATAAACTGTCTGTATCAACATTAAAAGAATTAAGACCGTAAACATCTTATATTTACGGTAGAAATCATTATGAAAATATTTTTCTTTGTTTTAATAGTTTTGTTTATTGCATTTGTTCGTAGTTTAATAGTTAGTAAAGAGCAGGCAAGCAAAAAATAGTTATCCACATATACTTAGTTGCTAATAATAATACTTATATGCTATGCTAGTGCTATGCACGAGAATACAAAAACTTATTCGTATATAACAACCAGTAGAGGAGAGAGCGATCTCGTGCAACCTCTACTGGTTTTTCTATATGAATGAAGAAAAAAAACAAAATAATATACTAGAGCAAGCCTTTGCTTATCATATTAATGGTTTTTCAGTAATGCCTGTTAAGAAAGACAAAAGACCTTTTTTGTCCTCTTGGAAGCAGTATCAAACAACACTAGCAACAGATGATGAGATATTAAATTGGTTTAAAAATTCTAATGTAAATATCGCAATTATAACAGGTAAAATATCAAACTTGACCGTAGTAGATATTGATAATAAAGTTAGTGAAGAGCAGACAAGCAAAATGCTAGCCCTATTTCCCGAAACTTACACGGTGCAAACACCTTCAAAAGGTTATCATTTATATTATCAATATCAAGAAGGACTTACTATTTCAGCAAATGCTTACTCTCAATATCCTAATGTGGATATCCGTGGCGAGAGTGGTTATGTAGTAGCACCACCATCTAAAACCGAAACTGGTGAATATATTGTATTAAAAAATCTTCCATTTGCTCCATTTCCTATAAATCTATTCCCGCGAGCAAAACCTAAAAAAACTTTTACAGAAATGACAACAGCGTCAATAGGAAATCGGAATGATACTCTTGCTTCTGTAATTGGTAAATTATTGAAAGCTACAAAAGAAGAAGAATGGTTTAATGAGGTTTTACCTGCGGTGCAGAAAATTAATTTAACTTATTCTCCACCATTACCTGATCACGAAGTGTTAACTGTATTTAATAGTATTGTTAATAAGGAAAAGCAAAATAGGCAGATAGTATTATCCGATGGGCAAAGAATACCTATAATGAAAAATAAAGCTGGTGTTCCATATATGAATATGTCAAATGTTATAGCTATATTAAAAGCACATCCAGATTTTAGAGATAAGATACGATATAATACCTTTAAGCAAGTATTAGAGATTGATGGAAAGGAGCTACAAGATGAAGATACATTGCGAGTACAGCATATATTACAGATTAAATTTGGCTTGCATTCTATAACAAAAGATACAGTTTACTCCGCTTTAGTACATTGTGCTTATGATAATCGCTATGATGAAGCACAAGATTGGCTTAAATCGCTTGTTTGGGATGGTGA